CAACAAAGAGGTGGAAAGAGAGATCAAAGAATAAATAATATGATTGAGGAGAAATGGTCAGAATGGACAAGTGCTGATAGCTGTGATTGCGCTGGTAAATATAGTTTTCATGAATTTGAGTGGTTAGCTGCTGGTGCATTGTGTGAATCAGGAGAAGCAATATTTAGAGTCGTCAAACAACAGTTTGGAGATTCAAAAGTGCCTCTTGCATTACAACTGATTGAAAGTGATTTGTTAGATGAGGAATATGATGGCAAGACACTCACCAAAGGAAATGAGTGGAGAAATGGTGTTGAGGTTGATGAATGGGGAAGGCCACAGAGGTATGCAATTCTTAAGAAACATCCCGGAGATGCGTATTACTTAGATTATGCAAATAAACAGTCATTGCATATCTTTATAAATGCTTCTGAGATTATTCATCTGTTCATGCCAGAACGACCCGGCCAGAATAGAGGAGTGCCTTGGTTTCATAGTGTGATGAATGATATGCACCAATTACAGGGCTATGAAGAAGCTGCTGTTATACGAGCTAGGGCTGGTGCAAGCATTATGGGATTTATCCAAAACGATCAGGGTGAGTTGATTGGTGATGATGTACAAAATGCACAAAGAATACAAAACTTTGAGCCGGGTACATTTAGGTATCTCATGCCTAATGAATCTGTAAATGTTCCTGATATTGACTATCCATCACAGCAATATGAGATGTTTGTAAAAAACAAGATTAGACGTTTTGCAACAGGTATAGGTTGTAGTTTTGAAACTATTAGTAAAGACTTTTCAGAAACTAACTATTCCAGTTCAAGACTTAGCTTGTTAGAGGACAGACAACATTGGAGTTTCTGTCAAAAGTACATGATTAAAAACTTTCATCTAAGAGTTTTTAAGATGTGGATAGAACTTGCAGTATTAACAGGTGAATTAGATTTTCCTGATTACACTGCAAATTCTATGAGGTATTGCAAACCTAGATGGACTCCACCAGCACAACATTATGTTGATCCTCTTAAAGAAATTAAGGCTTATAGAGAAGCAGAACAGGCTGGTTATATGACTAAATCTCAAGTAATAGCACAGACAAATGGTGGTGATTATGACGATATTGTTTCTGAGATTGCAAGAGAACAGGATGTCGCACAAGGGTTAGGAGTTACATTAGATAAAGATTTAGATTTAGAGGTAGAAATAGGACAGGAAGCACCTCCTACTCCTCCACCTACTAGAGCTAAAAAAACACGCAAAAAGAAAACTGATTAACTATGGCAAATGTTAATGGAACGGACATAAACCTCAAGCCTACAGATGGTATGAGGAAAGAAGCAGAAAAATATAGAGCTTGGAAAAAAGAAGGAGAAGGTGGCGGTACAGATGACGCTGCAACAAGAGCATCACAAATATTAAGCGGAAACGAACTATCACCAGATACAGTTATTACAATGAACGCATGGTTTGCCCGACATGAGTCGGATAAATCAGGAAAGGGTTTCCGACCCGGTGAAGAAGGCTATCCTAGTAATGGTAGAGTAGCTTGGGCTGCTTGGGGCGGTGATGCTGGTCAAACTTGGGCTAGGTCAAAGTCTAATTCAATCAAAAAAGCAAGAGAACGCACTATGACTGAAGAAACTAAGACAGAACACAGAGCCGAACCCGATGGGTTAAAGGTAGGTGATTTTGTTAGATGGAACTCTAGTGGTGGTACAGCTAGAGGAAAAATTGATCGTGTTGTAAGAGATGGATCAATAGATGTACCTGATAGTTCATTTACTATTACTGGAACAGCAGAAGACCCTGCTGCACTTATAACTTTGTATCGAAATGGGGAGGCTACCGATAGAAAGGTCGGTCATAAATTTTCGACACTTACGAAAATTGCAGCGATTAGAAGTGTTGATGCTGGAGATAAATTTGAACGTAAAGAGGTTACGGACTTTAAAAATGTGAAATCACGCACATTTGAGTTTCCTTTTAGTTCTGAATATCCAGTAAAAAGATATTTTGGTAACGAAGTATTAAGCCATGAAGAAGGTGCTGCTGATCTTAGCAGGCTAAATGATGGCGGTGCGGTTCTCTTCAATCACAATATGGATAAGCCTATAGGTGTGGTTGAAAGTGCATATATTGGAGAAGACAAAAGAGGTTATGCCAAGATTCGTTTCTCTAGAAGCAAGTTTGCATCTGAGATCTTAGATGATGTAAAAGATGGCATCATAAGAGGTATAAGCTTTGGATATTCTATAAACGATATGGATGAGACTTCTGATGGTATGCTTGCCCGGTCATGGTCTGTCCACGAATTATCGGTTGTAACAGTCCCAGCCGATCCAACAATAGGCTTCGGAAGGAGCTTGATCTCACCCTCACAAGGCAATAGTATTACTATGGAAGATAAATCACCTCAACAGGAGATTATTTCTGCGGAAGAATCCGCATCACCCTCGGTTCGCACTATGGAAGAATCAACTAAAGAAACTGCGGTTGAAGCGGAGAAATCCGTTGAGATCGACATCAAAGCCGAAGTTCAACGTGCTTTAGATGAAAACAATGCTCGTACAGCAGCAATCACTTCATTATGTCGTGAGTTTGGAAAGTATGGAGCAGAAGAGCTTACTGACTCACTTATTAAATCTAATAAGTCACCAGCAGAAGCTAAAGCAGCTATCCTCGATCTTGTTAAAAACAAGGCAGAGGCAGTTAATACACCAATACGTTCTACTGACATGAGTACTAATGAAGTTGGCTTAGACCAAAAAGAAGTTAAGCGATTCTCTTTCTTAAGAGCATTAAACGCACTAGCAAACCCAACAGATCGTGCTGCACAAGAAGCAGCAGCTTTCGAGAGAGAGGTATCTGACGCAGCTTCTAAGAAGTATGAGAAGCCTGCAAATGGAATTTTAGTTCCTAACGAAGTCTTACAAAGAGATTTGAACGTAGGTACTGCAACTGCTGGTGGTAACTTAGTTCCAACAGAATTATTGGCAGGTTCATTCATTGACATTCTTAGAAAGAGAATGGCTGTGATGGCAACAAACCCAACAATGCTTACAGGATTGTCTGGTAACGTGTCTATCCCAAGAATGACATCTACATCAACTGCATACTTTGTAGGTGAGTCAGGCGCACCAACAGAAAGTCAGCAAGCTTTCGACCAAGTGAACATGACACCAAAAACAATTGGTGCTTTTGTTGACTACTCAAGAAGATTGTTACTTCAGTCATCTATAGACGTTGAGACAATGATTAGAGATGACATTGCGAAGGTTATTGCTACTAAGCTTGATAACGCAGCTATCTATGGTTCTGGTAGTTCTAACGAGCCACTAGGTATTAAAGATACAACTGGTGTAGGCACATCAACAATTACTAACTTTGGTACTTTTGAAGAGTACATAGCACTAGAAACAGATGTTGCAGCAGCAAACGCTGATGTAGCTAATATGTTCTACCTAATCAATGCTTCTGCTAGAGGTGCTTTAAAGTCAACAGAGAAAGCTACAAACACTGCTCAGTTTGTGTTTGAGAACAATGAAATTAACGGCTACCCAGCTATTGTTTCTAATCAACTTGCAAACAACGATGTACTCTTTGGAGACTTCTCACAGTTTGTAATTGGTATGTGGTCTGGTTTAGATCTAACTGTAGATCCATATGCAAACGCAACAAGCGGTAGTGTAAGAATTATTGCACTACAGGATGTTGACTTCGCTGTAAAACAACCAACTGCGTTCTCTTTCGGAACATAATATGAAGGTTAAATTGCTAAGAGCAACAATGATAGCTGGCACTCCTACGAGTGCTGGCACTATCGTTGATGTTACCGAGCAAGCTGGTAATTATTTAATAGCAGTAGATAAAGCTGAATTAGCTGTTGTAGCTTGTGAAGCACCTATTGCCAGTACAAAATCAGTTGTCGAGCAAGAGCCTGCCAATAGTGACAAAGTTGACTTTTCTCAAATGACAAAAGCACAATTAGAAGCATATGGTCGTGAGCTTGGAATAGAACTCGATAAAAGACAAACCAAAACTGATCTAATTACAAAATTAGAAGAGTTTATTTCTACACAGGAGGAATCTTAAAATGTCTGTTTTACAGCAAAACTTAGACAAGTTAACTATTACTGCTGGTGTTGCGACTGCTGCTGTTACCGCTACAGCTACATCTAGTGCTATAGATCTTCTCGAATTTGATGGAGATATATTGCTTATCTTAGATTCGGCTGCTGGTACAGGCTCTAGCCCAACATTAGATGTTAAGTTAACTGAATCTGATGCAAGTGGTGGTACTTATACAGATCTCTCAGGAGCTACTTTTACACAAGTTACAGGTTCTGCTTCAATGCAAACACTTGTAATTAATAAAGACACTTCTAAGCGTTTTGTAAAGATTGTACAAACAGTCGGTGGTTCAACACCATCATTTACTTACAGCATCAACTTGGTTGGTGTTAAGAAGTATAGCTAAAAGGTTAGCCCTCGATTGAGGGCTTTTTTTTTCTCATGGCTTATTCTGAAGATTTAAATGCTTTTTTTGGAGATTTTTCAGAAAATGTATTTTATGACAATGCTACTTATAAAGGAATTTTAGAACAGCCTGATGAGATTGTTGCTGATGATCGTGTATTGACTACTGATTATCAATTAACAGTCAAAACAAGTGATTTTGGGTCTTTGGCATATGACACACAAATTGAAGTTAGTAATGTCAAATACAAGGTTAGAAGTTCTAGAAAAATAGATGACGGTACTTTATCGGTAATTTCTTTAATGAAGGTTTAAAATGGCTAGTAAAAGAGAACAAATATTAGCGCAAATAAAAACAAACCTTACAGGAACTACAGGTGTAGGGACTCGTATTTATAGAAGTAGAGTTGAGCCAATGACTAGAGAAGAATCACCTTCTTTAGTTGTTGAGTTTGTCACAGATGAGCCTACTGTTAATAGTGCAACCTATTTAAAAATAGATTGGACATTAAGAGTAAGAATAGTTGTTGTCGTTAGATCACAAACACCTGATACTACAGCAGATGCAACGGTTGAAAGTTTACATACAAAAGTTGTTAATGATCCAACTTTAGGAGGACTTGCAATTGACGTAAGACCAGCCACAGTAACATTTGATGTTGTTGAGGCAGATCAACCAGCAGGGATAATTTCCTGTGAGTATGAAGTAGATTACAGGAGTAGTTATAACGATTTATCAACATGATCTACAATCAAGTTGTTACCCTAACAACCCTTAAGGATTATTATGGAGTATGAAATTCCAAACGAGGGCGGTACTTACATACTGAACCCTAAAACTGGCAAACGTAAGCTAGTTCAACAAACTAAACAAGCTGAACCCCCTACTGAGGTAACTACAGATGGCACAACTGACAAGGAAGAGAGTAATTCTAATTGAAGCTGAGAGCAGCTATGGAACAGATCCAACTCCAGCAGCAACAGACGTTGTTCTTGTAAGAGATCTGTCAATCACACCACAATCAAGTGATGTAGTAAACAGAGATGTTGTCAGACCTTATTT